CATCATTATATTGTTTGCATAATGAATGTACAACGGTAGGATATGTCATAGGAGAAAGTTCATTATTTCTAAAGGTTGCAACCACTTTAAATGGTTTATCATCGTGTGTGATGTCTACTAACACAAATGCATGATAATCTAGCCCAGTTCCTCTTGCAACATCTACTCCCATAAAGTAAATATGGTCTTTTTCTGGTTTCTCGTAAATACAAAGTCGTTCGTCATTTTTGTGGATAGGAGTTTTATATGCCAAAGATTTTAATTTAGCAGAAGATATAAGGGTATTAATAGAACCGATGAAATCACAACCAAATTCGGTCCTAAATTGTTCTTCGCTAGTATTTGCAATGGTTTCTTCTTTCCATTTATCATCTCTGCCAGGCACATCCGACCAATGAACCTCAATCGGAATATAACTATTTCTCCCTTCAGTAGCATCTACCCACATTCGGTAATACATGTTCAACCCTTTTGGGGTGGAAACAATAAGTACTTTTGTGGTCTTACCTGATGAAATTGTAGGATATACTGAACTGAAGAATTCTTCCGCAACCCCTTGCGGAACATAGGCAAATTCATCCATGAAAATCATATTGAATGAACCACCCCGAACAGCACTAGATGATGTTGCAGAAGCAAGAATTTTAGAACCATTTTCTAATTCAATTGAACCTTTGTTCCATTCAATGATTCCCTGCTGTATCCATTTTGGCAGATGTTCATATGCTAGTTTTAATCTTCCTAATAAATCTCTTGCTGTTGCCAATTTATTTGCAAGAATAGCAACATTGACACTTTCGTTGAATAGAACATAATGCAAAAGATATGCAATTACGGTGGTTGATTTACCACTTTGACGAGGTAATTTTGCAATCACAAACCTATTGTTGTGAATCTTTTCTACCATATTCGATTGAAAATCATACATCGAAAATGGCATTAATCCTTCATCCACATTTACAATTTGAACATAAGTTTCAATAAAATATACAGGATCATTAGCACATTTCAAATATTCTTCAACTTGTTCTTTAGTAAAGTTGACAGGAACATCTGAAGATTTTAGATTCTTGTTTCCAAGATATGAATTATCGTCAATCGTCTTTCTGGGCATCGTCTTCTTCAGCCAAATTTTCTATCTGTTTTGCATTATTTTTTACTAATTGTTGTAATTCTTTAGTCGAACCAACAAAAATAGATTGATTTGTTGTATTATGTTGATGAAGATTAACTTCTTCTTTTTTGATTTCTTTCATTTGTTTATGAAGTCCAATCAAATCTTTATTTGCTTCAGAAACTGTTTTGATAAGTTGTGAAACTACTTCATATGCTCTTGGAGTTTCACCTTCATCAGCAATAGTAAGAATCCCATCAATAGCAACAGTACCTTTATCAATGATTTCTTTAAGACTATCTCTGACATCTGTATAGTCTTTCTCTAAATGTATTTGTTTAATATTTTTCTTTTCAGAATCAGGAACTATAACAATTTCTGTTTCTTCTATTTCACATTCGAGAATTTCTGATTCAACATCAATAGTTGTATCGTCTAATATATTAAGTGCTTCACCAATTCTTTCATCTACTTTCTTTTTCTTTGCCATTATATTAAATTACTCCATAACATTATCATATAAAGATTGCAATGTTTCTAAAATCCATGCATTATAATTAACATCTGGATGTATGTTTCCATCATCAATTATATCTTTAAGTTTTTTCTTTGCTTTGTTAAGATATTTTATAGGGAGATAATAACCCACACCTTCACCCGGCACAGCAATTATATCACCTCCTTCTTTTCCCCAATTTACTAAAATATTTAAAATATGATTCCAATCGTCTAAATCTGCACTTACAAATCCTTTAGCAAAAAATGGTATGCTATCTTTTATAATATTAATAATAGTATCTTTTGTGACGGACAATACATTATCCATTTCATTTGGCGGAATATCCTTTACATTATATGGAATTTCTGAACCATCAGACATAATCTTAATAAGTCTACCATCGGGACCCACAGTAGATTGCATATGTGTAATAGGAGGCAAAGATTCTAATAATTGTTTATATGATTTCATTTAATTTATTCCTTATGGGTTTGTATTATATGTATTCCCTGCATGGTCCATCGAAGCACCAAATACCCATTTAATATTATCTGAACTATAATCATCTATTGATGAAGATGCACCAGAAGGTCCAGTAACATATGTTTGTATGGTAGACAATGCACCAGTTGCACCCGACAATCCACCACTTCCTGTAAATGCTTCAACATCCCAGAATGTGTTGTTGACAGTTTTTATTATCTTAGATGTCTTAACTGGACCATAAACATAAGATTTTGCAATAAATTCAAAATCAAAATTAATATTTCTTCTAGTATCAAAATCTCCCTCATAATCTTCTGTAATTGAAGATGATTGTAATATAATTGGAACATCAATGCTTTGGTGTAAACTGTTCATGTTTATTGTGACATTAAATTCTGGTGTGAAATATGGTAAAATTTGTTCTACAATTTGAAGACCATCATCCATGTGTCGAACAAACGCAGATAACCTAAAAGAAAAATTATAAGGAACTTCTGCATAATCAAATGAAGTGCTGGATACTCCAGTAGAATCACTTAAAAATCGTTTACTCAGAGTATTTCGTTTTCTTTGTGCATCATAATCCATAGAAGTCAATTCAAAACCAAGACGAGGAAGTGTCATTTCAACTTTTACACCATCAGATATAGAACTTCCTTCATATATTCTACGAATAAACTTTTCTTTTGGTCCATATGCAATAGGAATTTTAACTTTTTCCTTTGTAGAACCATCTGCATTTTTTCTGGTGACATATATGTCATTAAAAAGAGAACCAAATGCAATTACTACATTTCTTACTGAATTATGATAAAATGTTGTAAACATGAGTGTTCCTTTTATAATCCTTCACTGAAAGGATCAGTTTCTGTAAAATCAAAGATAGAATCTGCTTGTAATTCTAAATCATCCGAATCGTCATAATCATCAGCAATAACAACCGTTCTTATTGCTGGGTCTAGTGTGTTTCCTGCATAATAGAATGTATCAGAACTTGCACCACTAATACCTTCAGTAGAACTTACACCAACAGACAATCCTGTAGCACCAGAAGGTCCTGCAACCGTAAGAAGTTTATATCCAGCACCAGAAGGTCCTGCTGTTCCTGCTGTAACCCAATTCAATACAGTAGCATACCAAGATGCACTCACACCGTTAGGTCCAAACCCAGCAGTTCCTTGATAAACATATTCACCAACACTATAGTCAGAAGTAAATCCACCAGTAACATAAATGTTGAATGCAACATCTTCAGCAATTTCTACAATCTTATCAATATCAGTGAATCCAGTAGTGAAATCTTCTTCACTATATTCGAACAATTCACAAGAAAGTTTATAACTATACAATCTACCCAATTGATAAAATGGATTTTCGTGTTCTACAAATTTGATTTCAAAAAGACCTTTTGAAAGAGGAAGATAAATTAAATCTCCTTCTCTTGGTCGATTTATTGCTGATTCATGTGAAAGGTTTTTTGAAAATATCTTTTTAGAAACTATAAATTCTACAGTATCTTTTATTTGAATACCAAACTTAGAAGCAAAATCACCCTCACCTTCAAATCCATCTACACTAGAAATATACATTTCCATACCAATACCTTGTTCAAAATTAGAAATGGTATCTTCGCCAAACAAGAAATCACGATTTACTAATGTTCTTGGAATGTAGATAACATCATGACCATATATTTGAATTGTTTCGATTGTCAAATCTTCAACAAGGTCTTGTTCTGATTTTACTTGATGTCTAAAAAACTTATTAGTTGCCATTTATCATCCTACCATAAAATCTGGTGGAAGTTCGTACATCAATTGTACATTTTCTTCTATCTTATCAATTTCGGTTTGTGCTTGTTCTAATAATTCTCTGCCGTTGAAAGTAACCCCACCAGGCAATTGAATCCCTTCAAATTTTGAAAGGTTGGATGCCCATTGTTTTTTAAATAATGCAGTTACATAATTTTTAAGTAATCTGTCTTTATAAATTTCGGGATAAGTTTCTGGGTTTAATACAAGATAACCTTCTGCAACAATATAATCACCAACATTAAATTCTTCACTCCAGTCAGTATCAATTTTCAATTGATTTGTTACTCGACTAAATCTAATTGCTTTTTCAGGAGAAAGAATATCTTGAATAAGAGAAAGATGTCTTTTTGTGATATCATATTGTATCATTGATTGGTTTGGATTTCTTAATCCATAAAAATCATTAAGTGCCATTTGATATCGTACATCGAACAAGTTCACTGTACCTTCACTTAATTGAAAGATTTTTGTAATTGAAATGATGTCATCTGAAATTGTAATATATTCATTGTCAATATCAGTTTGGGTCATTTCATGTTTTAGATATGTTCTCTCAACACCGTCAAAATGATATTCTGCGAAGAACTGTAGTGCATCGTCAATTCGATCTTCAAGTTGCGAGTCATCGACATTGATTTCAATGACTGGCGCACCTAATCTTCTAAGTGCGAATTCTTTGAGTGTTGCTCTTGATGTTGGCTGTGCCATAGTTCAAATTCCTCTGGTCTATTTTTGCGTTTCTTTTTATATGTATAACTACGACAGCACTGCCTTGGTTTGGTTTTGCCTTTTGGTCGGGTATATTTCTTTTTAGATATTTTACTTTTCTCCTGTTTTTGAATCCAATTCTAGTTGATCCTTCAAATAAAACAATTCTCTGAGAGAATCAATGTACATATCTCCTTTTTTCCAAGGAAATTGCCCACCTATTTGATTTTTTCCTGTTGAAAGATAATGCTTTCTTCCTTGGATATAATGTCTAGAAATACACCCATTTGGTAAAGAATATTCTGGGTCGAATGTTGTTAAAATATTTATATCGAAAGCATAGTCATCTATTTGGATTTTGTTATCAATATGTCTGAATATGCTCATGTTCGTTTTGCATTTGGTCTGAAAGACATTCCAGATTCTATTAAATATGGATTCTGAGTACTTTGTGGAGTTGTGTCGTGTGCCCCAACAGCAATATTCCATGTGTCGTCTAATGTATAGTGTTGTAACACATTGAGTCTGTTGCTTGTTCCGTTTCTTTTTACAACCCATAAACCTTCTTTGACTGCGTTATAAGCGGCGGTAATAGTTTCATTCGGTCCACCTCTTTGATCATTTCTATTTACCATCAACCACAGAGAATCCTTTCCGTGTATAGTTTGTCCGTAAATATCACAACATCCAGAATCTGCACCCATAAAGTTTCCTTGTTTGAGAGTATATCCCATTTGGTTCATAAAATTTGAAAGTGGTAATTCATTATTATAATGCATTATGGTTCGATTATTAATTCCACCATTCAAAGGAGAATCTACACGAAATGTACTATGAACATAATAAGTTGAAGGGTCTGGATATCCACCACTTCCATGATTTACTACATCACTACCACCGGCAGATGTTGACCAATACAGAATTGCTCTACCATAATATAAATTTCCTTGAGAATCTAATGCACACCAACCTTCACCTTGATCAACTTGATTAGAGCCGTTTCCCAAAAGAGCAATTTGTTTCCATGCAGAAGTAGTACTAGACTCACCACCACCTTCGTCTGCTCCTGCTGCCCATGAATCTGTGTCTTCATAATAGTTATTGTTGATGCTTTCATCATCTGTATCTAAACGAAGAATATAATTTTTATGTTGTTGCCCTGTGTCTCCGTCAAGTCCCCATGGTCCACCATACGGAAAGCAGCCAGTGAGACAAATAATACTACTTGCTTTTCTGTTTGTATCATAATCACTTGATTCTGGAGAAGCATAAGAAAATCCACTTAAAACTCCAGGCCAATTATTAGTATTTCCTCCACCTACATCTGGGTCGGTTTGACCTTGCTTTATGATTTTTCTGTTCCATATTTTTGTTGTAACATCAGTACCTGATGCATTTAATTTGTTTGCCCACATAACTTGTTTTCTGTATGTTGCATATGTGTCGTTTACTGGGCTCCAACCAGCAGTAATTAAAAATACATCTCTTGAAATAAAAGTTAAACCACCATAACTTTCAACTGGATGTGCATCTGATGGATGAGAATATGTACCTACTAAATCTTTTACTAATTCTAGACCAATAGTTCCATTGTGATTGTTACTTCCATCTCGATTGAATATTATCTTATAAAGTTTACAAGATTTTGCTGCATCGGCAATTCCGTTATCTCCATTAAAAACAGATCCTACAAAATAATAAAGTTCTGGATCACCATATTCGTCCAAAACCCAACCATATGGGTCTTGCATGTTTGTACCAAGTCCAATCATTTTATGAGAAATCCTCTGCCCAAGTACATAAGAATTTTGTGGAAGACATGCATACCATAGAAACTACAACAGTACTATTTGCTCTTATTAAGTTTGGTGAAATTCCGTTAGCAAATTTATAATTTTCATTCCATGTTAATCCTCTTGTACTCGAACCAGAATTTTCTAGTACCAGAACATACATTGCACCAGATTTTGCATTTGCAGCAATAGGTGTTGCAATTGTAACATCACCACTATTTTGCTTCCAATAAGAAACATTTCCGTTACTAAAGTCTGGAGTAAATGTAGCAGAAGTCTGTTGGGTAGGTAGTGTAGAATATATTTGTCCTGTGGCAGATATATCCGCTCCACAATCAATATTGCCGGTGACACCCACCGTACTTGAAAAATCTGCTGCTTGAAGCATATCAACTCTGTTATCATAAACACGCACACTATTGACAGAGTTTGACCCAAGAATCAACGGATGATCCGTTATTGTTCTAACATATGTATTTGTGTCACCAGACCAAATGTCTAATTTGGCAGAATTAGTTGTATCTTCTAATCTAATTTTTGGTGAGTTTGTCTTTTTAATGTGTATGTCAGTATTTGCATTATTTGTACCTATACCCAATCTAATATTAGATGTGCTGATTCTGAAAGAATTTTCAAAATTGTCTACATCACTTGAATTAGAAGGATATGAGTCAAACAACCGCAAGTTTCTATAATTGTCAACACCAGCAGTTGTACCATATACAACAATGTCACCGGGAGTGGGTGTCGGTGTTGTATGGTCTGTGATACCATCATCGTTTGTACTAACTTCTCCAATAAGTGCTGCATTAGCCATTGAAGATATTCTTGTAAGATAATGTGTTGACAGATACGGTTGCCGCAAGTTTGCGTTTCCATTTCCTGCTGATTTATACACCCATGTACCAGAACCGCTGTCTAGAATTTGTACAGTATCTGCATCTTCTTGTCCACCCTGTTGTCCAGCAGTGTACCCGTCAAATGTACCATATGCATCACCAGCACCAAGAGTAGTTCTTGCTCGTAAATCTGGAGTCTTTGCTGCCGTAACTGTTCTACTATTTACAGTATATGCGGTACTCCCAACTGTCAGGTCGGAAGTATCATAATCCAAACCGTGCGGATATCCTGTATTATCTGTTGCAGTTTCCCCACCACCAGTATTTACAAGCAAAATATCTGGGTCAAGAATAATAGAACCAGTTGTTCCCGTTTCCGTATATGAAATAATACTAGATTTTACTTGAGTTTGAGTGCTACTCACTGTTTGTGATGCAGTATTTCCTGCATCAAATGAACTACCAGTATCACCGCCATGTGTGATAATTAGTTCGACAAAATATCCAAATTTTGTTCCGACTGCTGTATAATACTCTGGAAATCCTACAGTATCTACAGTTCCACCATCACAAAGTTTCCAACCATCTGGAATGTTGTATGTTTCACCACCATACGGAATGATTTCACCAACGGGATGAACGGTAGAAAGACTTACAGTATTTTCACCACCAACTACTGTACCAACAAAGTTAGTTACAAGACCAATATCATCATTCGCACCACTTACCAAAGTAACAACAGGTTTTACAACATTACCACCATTTGTAGGTGCATATGAAGTAAGACCACCCGAATTGGATGTATCCAAGAACCAAACATCAGCACCAGTTATACCACCACCATTATTAGTAATAAAACCAGAGGTATCAATTTCACCCTGATAAACAATTACAAAATCATTTAGTCCTACACTTTCAACTACACCAACAACTTCAGCACTAGTAACACCATTTGCTTGTGCTAATTTGAATTCACCAGTGTTTCCTGCTGCATTTTGTTCATATCTTAAAACGCTACCCGCGGAAAATCCATGACCTATTTGTGTTTTGGTTGCACGGGTAGATTTACCGTCAGAACCAATCCCACTACTTAAATTAAATGCTGAACCTGCCATTTATACCTCCAATTATCCTCCACCATCGTGGATTACACCATGTATGAAAGAGGGCACAATATTTGTTCCCGCCGCGTCTTCTATTTCAAGAGTTAGTCCACTTGCTCCTCTGGCGGAAATACTAACATTTGCAAAAGATGAATGTTCTGCTGTAAAAATAGCCGAGTATGCGGTATTTCCTAAACCATGTGCAACATGATAAGTCCCACTTCCTCCGTATGATGCAGTTACACCACCCAATAAATTATCTGTAGTTATAGCGGCTCCAGTTCCATTAAACATAAAACAATGTCTTGGACCTACACCAACATATGCTCTTGCACTTTGATTACTACTACCCATTTATAATACATCCTTTGCTAATAAAACATCTAATGCACAATCTGTACTTGATCCAGATGAGTTAAGCGTGAAAAGTTTACAACTGTTTTCGCCTGTTACTCCAACCATTGCAAATCCAACAGTAGAACCAACCACACTGCCAACAACAGAATAATTTGCTGTTCCAAAACTATGGGTAATCTCATACGATCCTGTATTGCTTCTGGCACAAGTAATGCCAGATGAACTATGAAGATTAGTACCATCCGCACCTATACTAATTCGTCTCATAGTTGGTGCATTAGAATCTGTTTCTGCTGCAATCTTAGCACCAACATATTGAAGTACATATCCTGCTGTGTCCCCCATACCAATAAGCATAGGTTTTCTAATTTTACCTGCAACCACAGATTCTACAGATGATATTCTACCACTAGTGCTACCAGTTGATAGGAAATATACCGTACCAACTCCTAGTGTAGCACCCGCAGTTCCTAATGCAGTTCCAAAATCACCGTGAATTTCTCCTTGCATTGTAACAACTACTTGATTTGCATTTGGAACTTCTGATACAATACCAAACACTTCTGCTTCTTCTTTTGAATTTGCATTTGCAAGGGTAAATCCGTTACCACCAGTACCAAGTCGTACAGATTGACCGAAGGTTAATCCGTGTGCAACTTGTGTCGTAAGTTTTTTGTTCACACCATCGTAAATTCGTACCATACCATCTTCGTCAAGATGGACGCCGTGTGTTATCCCAACGCCACCAGTAGACATATGCGAGAGTTTCATTGAATCGGTTATATATGCACCCTGACCAGAACTTGGACCACTCGCAGTCGTCAACATAAATCCTGCGCCATCTGGTTTTTGTGTGCTTGTTCCACTATGGAATCGAATAGTATTATCATTTGCTAAAAATCCAACACCACCAGTGAGTGCAATATAGTTGTTACTAAACCAAGCACCCGATGAACCTATTGCTGTTGGATATGTAACACCCGAACCAAAAGTGAAACCTTTCCATAACCATTCGACTGTTGCACCAGCACCACCACTGTCTAATAATCTGGTGATAAGAATACCACCACCACCACTTTGACCGATATTATGGTCTGCTGTTCCTGAATCATCTTCACCGACAGCACCAAGTACAAGATTATAGTCATCAACTGTCAATTCAACAGAATTGATTTTTGTAATAGTTCCATTAAATCGGACATCGCCTTGGAAAGTAATGCCATGAGGAATTTCATTTGATACTGCAATATCAATTTGACCATTACTGTTTGCATTCGCACTAATACCGTCAGAAGCATTAATAGAATAAACACTCATCAAATTGAGTTTTCTAATAATAGAGTCATTGGTAACATTCAACCACTCGTAAAAGGTGTCACCTAAAACTAGGTCAGGAATTTGATATGTATTAGTGGTAACTGGCATTATTTAATTCTCTTTACAATGGTTTCTAACATAGTTTTAATTTCATCCAATTCTTCTCTAATAGTATTTATCTCTTTTTCGTGAGTTTCAATTCGTTTAGTTTTTTCTTTTCTTTTCTTCCATGCTTCTAATGCTTCTAAATTTGTATTTAGTACTGCTTTAGAATGTGAATCTCTCACCAAATCTTCATTGTTATTTATAGAAATAAATTCAGACATCATTAACCTGCCAATGCTATTGCTCTAAAATCTCTAATAGATGGAACTTTTGTTGAAGAACTACTATACATACAAACTTTTATGGCAAAAGTTTTAATAGGTTTATCAAAATTACTTGACAATGAGAAAGTTACATCAGAAAAATCATAATCATTGGACGCATCTGATATTGTTGAATCTGCTGTCATTTTTGTATATCCAACTTCTTCAAATGGTGTATCATCTTCATCACCTAATGGTTTAATGAATACTTGAATTGATGCTTCGGATGGTTTATTTACCGACATCAATACTTTAAAGTTTGTAGATTCAAATCCGTCAGCAAGTGTAACTCGTCTTGTAATATATCTACCCGATGCCCCTGGCGTTAAATCTGGATTTATTGTGCCAGTTCCATAAAGTGTTGAGTCGGAAGAATGAGCATTTGCATCTAGTTCACCATTCGTAGATGTGTCTGTACTATTATTTACTTGATTATTTACAGTAATCAAATCTAATCGTTTAATATCAATTACAGGAGATACAAAAGAATCAGTTGTAGTTAATTGTGCATCCAGTCCAAAGTGAGAATTTCCTGTCATAAGTTGAGGATTTTCCATATAAATGTTTTCATTTGCAATGGTATTAATATTTGATACTTGGTTTGAATCACTACCTAAATCAAAATCATAAGAAAGAGCAGTGTTTCGAGGTACTAATTCACCAGAATTAATTTTGAAAACATCAACGGTTTGTGAAGAAAACTCACTAGACGGAATTTCAAAAGAAATATCTCCAGCAGTGGTGGTAAATTCACAAACATTAATCTTAAATTTGAGACTCTTGTTTATATTAGGAACAGAAATGCCAGTATTTTGTGGTGTGAATAATGTTCCCGAATATGGTTGTTCTGAAATTAATACACCAGAATCTAATTGAGTTTCTCCAAGTTGTGCAGAGAATAGTTTATAGTTATCACTAGTTGTTTTTAAAGCAAGTGAATATTCACCGGCTGCAATATAAACAGGACTACTAAATGTAAATCTTGTAAATTGGTCTTCGGTTGGATAATCACTTCTTACTTCACTTTCGTCTGGAATAAGTGTAACGGTTGAGAATGGAAGTGATTGAGCAAGGTGAGGATAACCACCGATAGTAGGTCGAATTTCCATTGTAATCGGAATATCAGTATCGATACTTTGGAAATATAAATCAACACTATGCATAAACACTCCACCCGGATAATCGTTTCTGTTTACTGTGAACGATTGTGCAAGAGGATCAATCCATAAATTGTTTCCACTAGTATTGATATATTGTTCTCTATCGAATGCATCCTTAACAATTGCATCATCGTTTACAACTTGTCGTTTGCTAACAATAGGTCGAGTAGATGCAATATCACCTTCTCTTTGTTGCACCGTACCAAGTCCGTAGTAGATGACATCTGCGGCAGTTGTTGTGGTTGATAATGTATTATTTGAATCATCGGTTAGACGGAATAGTTTTTCTCCAGTTCGGAATGAAGTCGCAGGAATTGAGAAGAACATATCAGAAATCTTTCCTTCACTGTCTGTCCATAATGCTCCACCCGATACACCACCTGTTGGTCCGCAATATTGTCCTACTCCTGTTCCGTCAAAGTATGGATATACTTGTGTGTTTGGTTTTAATCCGTAAGCATTTAATGTTATTGTTTTCGCCCTCATATAAGGAACAACACTAACATCTACTAATTTATTGTTTATTAATTTTTCTAACCGTTCTGGTAGTTTTCTAACACGAATTCCTACTCTACCTTCATTATTTTTAAGAGTTTCAGTAGAACGGACGGCAGCAGAATCAGCAAGTTTAATTCGGTTTTCAATATTACTTCCAGTTAAACCTGTACTAAACTCATTAAGATAATCTCTACCTCTATTTCCATAAATATCACTTACGGTAATAGTTCTGCCAGACCAGATAGATTCCCAATCATTCCATTGAGTACCATATCCATATCCCTGACTTTCGTTTAGTACTTTCCATCTGTCATTTTCACCTTGAGTATTAATTTTAACAAGTGGCGCTCCAGTTTGGTTATACCACCCATCAAAAGGATCATCAATGGTGATATGCCCCATCCACGATGGAACATTAAATGGGTTTACTTGTACAGTTCCACTTGCAAGTGGCTGCCAAACAAATTGACTATAAACATTATATGTTAATGTTGCCACACCATCCGAAGAAATAACTACGCTGCTTGTTGAACCAGAAACTTCAGACAGGTCTGAAGATGTACTAGTAAATTGTGGTCGTAAGTGACCATTTTCTGAATCAATCGAACACCTGTAATCTGCGTTTAAAACATCCCCTACTGCGTGTCCTCTGAATGGGTCTACTAGAATACCATTCTTGAAAATATCATCACCGTTTGCATCTGTAATTGAACGGGCTTCTGTTTGTTGTTCAAGTAAAGATAAACTTGTATAATATTCAAGATTTTCTACTCGTTTTTCAATCGCACCAATATCACGCATTGTATATCGTTTATTTTCAATATATTTGCTAGTAATATCATTGATATTAAATGTATATGCAGGTACAGTTAAAACATACAGTGTCATTGCATCATCTCTATCGGGAGGACTTTGTGGATTCAAAGCAGGGATACCACGAATGACATCAAACTCTCTTTCTTTGGTTAATACAATTTTATCAATTCGTGAGAGATAATGATCGTAAGATGATCTAAAGTCTTGTCCGTTTCTTGGAGATAAACCCAATGGGTTAATATTATCTCCAGTTTCTTTTGTTGCCCTAAAGTCAATACAATTTCTTAACGAGAATGATTTACCAGTTTTAGGACTTGTATAAATTGGAATGTCATTATAGTTGAAATCTGAAGTATCATGTGTATATGAATTAACAATAAATGGTCCAATACCAGACCCGTGGTCAAATCTACTGTAAGTGATTGTCATATCAACATCACCAGTTAATACACCACCACCAGTTCCCAATGAAGGATTGAGATACAACCTACCAAAGTCATAATAGTTATCTCGTTGACCATTATCCAATAAGAATATTTCTTTACATTCACTTCCTGTAAGACCAAATGCATTCTTTACAGTATCATTATTACTTTGTACTGAAATAACATCATAAATGTCATGATGATTTAATGTAAGATAATAAGAACCTGTAGTACCAGAAAGACCAGAACTCGATGCGTTATGAACATGAGCAGTAGTGCATCCTGTTGATCCTGTTGCAATACCTTCAACAAAAGTTTTCTTTCTAAATAATGGACCACCTGCCACGGCTAGAGTTGCATTTAATGTATAGTCTCCAACAGCAAGTTGCTTATTTGCATCGGTAGCGTGTCCAATTTTTAATGTTTTAGCAGAATCAGCACCTAACATAATTTGAATGTTAGTCGTGTCAACTCTTTCTCCTGTTACACCATTTGTTCCTGTTGCACCACCAGCAACCAATAAATAATAAGTTCGTTTATCATCATCTAATAATGCAGTATCTTGGTCACTTTCATATGCACCAACAAACGAAAGTGAATCACTTCCAGATGAAATTTCTACAACGGTAGATGCAGATGATTGTGTGAATGTAAATCCTTTATTTACTCTATATGTTAGATTGCTTATGTTTTTAATTGCATTACCAACTGGCGCAGGGAAAATTGCAGTATTAAAGTTGGGATCATTTAAAACAACACCACCAGTAATACCACCGGGACTTCCTGTTCCACCAGAAGCAGGAACAAAACCAGCAGTTAGACTTCCCGAACCTAATGTTGTACC